GCCCCTACTCATGCCGGCACCGCCTCTCTGACCGTGCTGTTCAGGCGGGCGGCGAGCTCGTCGACGCCCACGTGGTGTTCGGCCGGCATGTGGCCGTAGTACTCGGCGGGGATGTCGGCGGCCGCGTGCACCAGGTGCGCGACGGCGGTGTCCATCTTCGGGTCCTGCGTCTCGTCCCGGATTCGCCCGAGATGCGAGATGGCGTCACACAGAGCGGTCACGCCCTGGGCAGCGTGGGCCGCCAGCGGTTGCGAGTCTCGTCGTTGCGTCATTTGGGCGTGTCTCCTGTTGTTGAATTGCCGGTTGCCCATGGGTTATGCTTCGTTGTCTGAATGGACGAATAGCGATGACAAACGCATCTGAGTCAGATCGTGCACCACTGCGGGAGTTGGACTGGCGCAAGTTCGCGATCGTGCTCGCCGAGCACGCCGCAATGATCCCCTACGCGGAAGAACCCGAAACGGTGGTATATGGTATGGGACCGGAAGAGGATGCTCGGGCCGAAGGCCAGGTGCTTGATTACGAAGAGCAAGTGAGCAGCGAAGTAGACGAAGCCATAGGAACGCTCTTCGGACGAAAAAAGTGGCCTCGGAAGCGATCGCTCGTAAGGTGGGCTGCCACGCGTAGATGTGAGTTTGTGGCGGAACGCATGCGTGAGTGGTCCAGAGTGCCCAGTCCTCTGCTAATGGCCGTGCGGTGCACACCCGAGACCAGGATCTCTGCAATGGCCGTGTGGCTGCTGACCGACTACTACAAGCGCGTCCGACATATGCATGAATCTCCCGGACCGTTCTATATGGGTCGGTGAGAACGCGCATACCGAGGGCCTCTGCCGCATCCTGTCGTCGTTCCATCATTTGTGCGTGTCTCCTGTGATGTGCGGGATCTGCCACCAGCGCGGCGTGAGCCGGAAGCGGCTGCGGATATAGTTGCGCTCAATCCATGCGCCGAGTGCCCCCGCGGCGACCAGGGCAATCAGAACGAATCCGGTAATCTCCATCGCTGTCATGCGATCCTCCTCCCTCTGTCGACTGGGAAAGGGCCTTGCCTTGCCTCGCCTGGCCGTGGCCAGCCATGCCTAACCACGCCCGACCATGTCGGTGATATCATTGGCCCCTTCTCGGCGCGTTACATACAACTCGACAACCGAGTACCTCAGAATGCGTAGATCCGGACGCGTGAGGTCCTTCCTACCAACGTTGATCGCGTCCAGCGTCCCGTCGTCGAGCCATCGGTAGACCGTGTCCTTGCAGACGTGGAAGAAGTCACCGACCTCCCAGACGAACAGCTTGGGTCGTTGCGGGAGATCTCCGAAGTGCACCGCACGCTCCGTCTCCGACCACTGCGCCACGCAGGGCGGCCATATCTGTAGCTGGTGGGGGCGCAGGCGCACCTCGGAGATGTGCAGCACGCGGTGACGCTCCGGAGGCGACACCTCCGCAACGGGGTCGAAGAAATCGAGTTGGCCCGATCCCTTGCTCATGCGGCGGCCCACTTGATGACGACGAAGCGGCCGAACGGACCCTTCTTCTCCGGCCGGAAGTCCAGCAACCCGACGCGCTGGCCGGCGTCATCCACGATCTGGCGCATCTGCTTTTCGCTCAGCAGCTCGTCGTCGTATTCGATCATGGCCTTGACCTGCCATTCATCCAGGCGCGGACGGTGACGCAGAATGCGCCCGCCGGTTGCCTTGATCACCACCGGGCGCGTGTCGACCGAGAAGTCCTTCGTGCCGAGCATCAGGTACTCGGGCGTAACGTCCACGCACGCGGCCACGGTCTTGGACAGATTCGCGCGGCCCTTCCCTTTCGAGTACGCCGCGCCGTTCACCAGGCACTGCCGGAAGTTCATCCCGGGGATGTACAGCTTGCCGCTGTCCGGATGGCGGTAGGTGGAGTGCTCCGCCTGTTCCTCCGGCGTCATCTTCGCGATCCCCTTGATCTCCGTCATCGGGAAGGAATGCATCAATAGTGGTGACTTACCTTTGATCGTTACTTCGATTCGTTTCATCGCCGTATCTCCTGGTTGTTAATGAATCCATGCCTTGCCTTACTTGGCCTTGCCCTACCCGGCCCGGCCCGGCCCCGCCTCGCCTTGCCATGCCTGGCCCTGTGAAATTGTTCCGCCGTCGCCCTCCTGTGTTGACTGAATCCCGGCCTTGCCATGCCTCGCCTCGCCCTGCCTCGCCCTGCCTCGCCATACCGAGCCTCGTGAAATTGTTCCGTCGTTGCCTCCTGTTGTTAGTAATCCCTGCCATGCCTCGCCCCGGCTTGCCATGCCATGCCTCGCCCCGCCATGCCGGACCAAGCCCGGCCTGGTGAAATTGGTGGGTGTCATGAGTCTCCTCTGTCAGACACGGCGACTGGCGTATCTCCACCAGCCAGGCGAATAACTCCGCTCTCGATTTGCTGCAGTTGATTGAGGAGCGCCATCCTGACGATGGAAGACCTGGACGTCCCGAGACGTCGTGCGGCGACTACGACTCTCTCGCGCAGCTCGGAATCCATGCGCAATGGGATGGGGTGTGTTGTCCGACTCGCTGTCATGTGCTACCGTATACCAAATGCATACGCTAGCGTCAACAGAAAACCTGCCATTTTTTTTGCCATCCGAGGCTTATTGATATACGTTAGCTGTATGGCCCCGACGCGCCCCATCCCGGTACGGTTGACTGATGCCATGTTGGAGCGCCTTGATACGGCCGCCGAGCAGACAGGACTAGGGAACAGGACGGCCGTGATCCGGCTTTGCCTGTTGTTGTTTCTGGATGCTCTCGAGAAGCAAGGCTACCATGTGCCTAGTGACATTCTTGGGTCGCTCCGGGAGCACGACGGTCGCTCGCACAGGTATAAGGACGCGAGGCAGGATGACGTCGCACCAGTAGGGCTGCGCAAAGTCGCGGAGGCGCGAGCGGAGTACAAGGCCGTGAAAAAGCGAGGGAAGAAGGAGGACAAGAGCAGATGAGAACGTGTCTCTATGTGGTCGTACTGTGTAGCATGGCGCTGTCTGCCGTCGCCGGTGAACTCGTGACTGTTGAGTCGAAGGACAAGACATCGCAGAGCATCCCGCTGAAATTCGTCGTGGAGAAGACGAAGATGAGCGGGGAGTACTTCGAGGTGTGGGGGACGGTTCGCAACACGAGCCAGTCGACGTACTTCTACGTGTTCGTAACGATCACCCTTCGGCGTAACGGTGAGTTCATCGGGCGAGCGGAGTTGAATGCGCAACCACAGAAGATCGGACCTGGCCAGGTCGCGCATCTTACCCAGGAGCTGATCGCATGTGAAGACCGTCGCCCCGATACTCTGGAGTTCATGGTGTCCGCGGAGTTGGAATGAAATCTAAACCGGAGGGCGAAAAAGCAATGACAACGAGTGAGACCAACTCCAAGATGACCACGTGTCCGGACTGCAGCCAGTCGATCTCTCGCAAAGCGGATGCCTGTCCGAACTGCGGTCGGCGGATGACGCAATCATCGGCCGGCGTCTTCGGGGCGATCGGCATCGGCCTGGGGATCATTGTGTTGCTATGGCTCTTGGCGGGATCGCTGTGAGCCGTCTGCGCTTGACAACCCGCCGCACTCCCTGCTAGCGTCCGTCGTGGCCCACAGGAGAAACTCCTGTGGGCTTTCTGCTTCGGGCGTTCCGCCCTCAAATTCCCCGCTTTGGTTTCTTCCGCTGGTGTCGCTCGCAATATGACGGGGATCCGCGTCTCGGCGTAGTCTGCCTGCGCAATGACGACGTGGTCTCAATTCAATCCTTGTTCTCGCCGGTTCCGTCGTACCTGTGCGAGGACCCCGGCACGTGCCGTCTTCTCCTGGGCGGTACGTGCCACCTTCTTCGGCGTCCTCATCTTCTCGTGCTGCACCTCCGCATGGGCCTCGGACGGTCCCTCCCCGTCCGGGGCCTCCCCATACGCGCCGCCATGGCTCGGCTCATGGCTCGCCAATCTCGCCTTCATCGTGGGCATCGTCTACGTCAGCGGTCGCCTCATCCAGTGGATGCGCGGCAAGCCCCCTCCCGACCAACGCTTCGCGCTCCGCACACACGAACACTCCGACCAGGTCACCCACGAGCACTTCGCCAATGTCCGCAGGGACTGCAAAGAGCAGCGCGAAGCGGCCCGCAAGCACAACGAGGAAATGAATGTCCGCCTCTTCGACAAGCTCGACGAGTTCAAGAATGGCCTCAGCACCGAGCTGCATGGCATGGAGCGGCGGATTGGCGATCGCATTGACCCCCTGGCTGCCAACATCGCCGCGAACAAGCAAGGGCTCAACCAACACCTCGATGACCACCGTAGCGGGAGGGCTCAGTAATGGCCGTGGACAAGGTACTGGTGCGCAACATTCTCGATTTGCTGGGGGCGCTGGGCGATTGGGGCCGCGAGATTGATGCGCTGGCAACAGAGGTGGGGATACGCATGGATGATCGTCACATGACGGTGCAACGCGCTGAGGCAGCTCTGCAGTTCGCGAAGTCCAAGGGCTGGGTGGCGGCGCGCGACGACGAGTGGGGCACCCCTCGCTGGTACATCACCGACGCGGGCTCCAATCGACAGGCAATGATGTAGCGGATAGCGAGATGGCCAAGATCCATAGCAACAGCACCTACGCGAAGCTCAAGCGGGCGGACATGCTCGATGAGTTCTACGGGTGGTACTACAACCAGCATCCCGGCTATCGCGAAATCGCCGACTGGCTCGAGGAGCGCGGCATGCCGCACAGTGACGGGGCCATCTTCACGCTGTTGCGCGTTCACTCCATCTATTGGAAGGTGGAAGCGGCCGAGCGTCGCGCTGCGGCAACCGATGCCGCGCTCCCCGAGCAGACCGACGAGATGATCCGCCGCCAGCTCAAACAGAAAGAGTTCGACCTGGCGTTCGCCGACCTCAGCACCCAGGAAGCCCTCTCGGTTCTCCGGTATGACCTCGACAAGAAGTCCGCGGCATTCGCGGGCGAGCTGGAGAAGGCGAAGTTTGAGCTCAAGAAGGAGGCCGAAGCCCGCGCCCGCGAGGCGCTCCGCCTCCAGCGCGAGAAGTTCCAGCGCGAGACCTGCGAGCTGTTTGTCAAATGGGCACAAGACAAGCGGGCGAAACAGATCGCCAACTCCAAGGGCATCGGCAGCCAGGAGAAGGTGGAGAAGCTCGGCAAGCTCATTTTCAAGGAGGACTGGTGATGGCATCCATCCTCAGCATACGGGCAGGCCAGCGGCGGTTCATGCACCTGGTGGACCAGTGGCGCCTGGTCGCGTTCCTCGCCCGCCGGCAATACGGCAAGACCACGACCTTCGCCAAGATCGCCCTGCGCAAAATGATGAAGACTCGCGACCACACGGTCATCTTCGGCAGCGCCAAGATCAGCCTCTCCCGCGAGATCGTGCGCAAGGAGGCCAACATCCTGCAGAGCGCCATCAGCGAGGCCGTGGCCCAGGCGGCGGACGGGGCCTTGCGGGTCATCGACTCGGACACGCACAAAGAACCTGACGTGCTGACCCCGGACGATTTCGCCGAACTCTTCGAGGCGCAGCGCCTGGAGTTTCGGTTCTACCACACGTCGGCCTCGTACAGCCGCACCAAGGTCGTGGCCTTGCGCGCGGACACCGTCGGCGAGACCGGGGATCTGATGTGCGACGAGATCGGCCGCGTCCAGAACTGGCGCGAGACATGGGAGGCCGTCTCCCCGATCATCGCCGCCAATCCGGACTTCCGCTGCACGCTCTCGACCACCGTGCCGCCGGACGACTCTCACTACTCGTTTGACATGCTCGTGCCGCCCGTCGGCATGGAGTTCAAGCCCAACCCCGAGGGCAACGTCTACGAGAGCGACATGGGCATCATGGTGCTGCGCGTCGATGCCGACGACGCCTACGCCGACGGGATTCCCCTCTACAACATGAAGACCGGCGAGCCGGAGACCCCCGCCCAGAACCGCGCGGCGGAAAGCGACAAAAACTCCTGGGACCGCAACTACGGCCTCAAGTTCCTGGTCGGCGGCGCGTCGGCCTGCGGGCTGATCCAGCTCACCACGGCCCAGGAGCGCGGCATCGGCCAGTGCGCGTGCATTGACATCCAGAGCGACGCGGACATGGACCGTGCCGTGGCATTCCTGCTCGAGCATCTCGGCCCCGGCCCCGTCGGGCTCGGCCACGATCTGGCCACCACGGAGAAAGCCACCAGCAACCCCACCGCCCTGGCCGTCACCGAGCAGGTGGGCATCGACCTGGTCACCCGCCTGGTCCTCACCTGGAAGACGCGCGATCCGGACATCGCCGAGGAAAGGGTCAAACGCATCGTCCAGGCCATCCCCCACCGCGTCAGCGGCGGCAAGGGCCGGAAGCTCTGCGTCGACGCCACCAACGAGCGCTACTTCGCCTCCACCCTCCAGCGCAAGCTCCGCGCCGAGATCCCCGTGGAGCTGGTCATCGGGTCGGAGGGCATCGACCGCCCCGGCTTCGAGCCGATGAACATGAAGCAGTACACCGGTAGCCTCCTGGTGGGAGAGCTCAACGACAACCACTGCACGCTGCCCCCCGAGCGCTACCTCAAAGAGGATTTCCGTCTCGTCAAGACCGAGCGCGGCGCGTTCGTCTGCACGCCCGACGCCCAGGGCCGTCACGGCGACACGTTCGACGCCACAAAACTCTCCTACTACGCCCTCAAAGGCTCCTCCGGCCCGTTCGCCTACGAGGTCGTAGACCAGGCACAGACCGAGGAATTCGCCGAAGAAGCCGAGCCCGTGGGAGTACTCCTCTAATGGCTCTGTTCAGCAAACGCATGAAGACTGAGCCCGCGGCCGACGCGGGCCGCGTGGAGCAGGATCAAACCACGTTCGCGCTGATCCGCAACGTCACCCCCACGCTCCTCGACGGCTGGCTCACCGAGTTCGGCCGCGGCTACCTGCGCTCCCTCGCGCTGTTCGGCTCGGACATCCTCGCCCGCGACGACAAGCTCGCCAGTGTCGACACCAAACGCCGCAGCGCCACCGCCCGCCTGGGCTGGGACGTCACGCTGTTCGACGACTCTCCGGAGGCACAGGCCCAGAAAGATGCCCTCGAGTACTTCCTCGGCTCCCTCACCGCCACCAGTGCGATCGACGAAGACGAGGAAGGCGGCGTCGCGCTCCTCATCCGCCAGATGCTCCACTGCGTGGCCTACGGCTGGAGCGTCCACGACGTCGTCTGGGTGCCGGGTCCGCACGGCCTCTCGGCCCGGTTTCGCCACGTGCCGCTGTGGTTCTTCGAGCACCGCACCACCCGCCTGCGCTATCTCGAGCAGAGCCTGTCCTCCACCGGCGTGGATCTCAAACCCGGCGAGTGGGTGGTCACCCGCGGCCCCGGGCTCGTCATCCCCGCCGCCATCCTGTGGCTCTACAAACACAACCCGCTGCGCGACTGGCTCATCTACTCCCGCCGCTACGTGGTGCCCGGTCTGATCGGCACCACCGACGCCCAGCCGGGCAGCACCGAGTGGAGCAATTTCAAGACGGCGCTCGCCAAGTTCAACCAGGCGTGGTCGATCATCAAAAACACCGGCGCCACCATCGACAAGATTGACATGTCCGCCGGCGGCGAGCTGCCTTGGCCCAAACTCGTCGAGCGGTGCGATCGCGCCATGGCCATCCTCTGGCGCGGCCAGGACCTCAGCACGATGAGCAGCGTGTCGGGGGAGGGCACCGGCGCCAGCGTCCAGGACGACGAGGCCGACATCATCCTCGACGACGACATCGAACTCATCGAGGACACCTTCGCCCGCAAGATCGTCCCGTTTGTGATCCGCTACACCCGCGGGCACGACGACGTGCGTGTCGCGTTCAACCTCCAGCACCCCAACCGCGACAACGTCAAGCTCGAACTCGAGGTCGACAAGGCGCTCATCGGCTGGGGCATCCCCAGAGGCCGGGTGGATCTCGCCGAGCGGTACGGCCGCACGCTGCCCGACGCAGGCGAGGAGCTCGCCACCCCCACCACCGACGCCACGCCGCCGGCCCCGCTGCTCAACACCAAACCCCGGGATCCGGATCCCGACGCCGTCCACGAGGCCCTGCAGTCCTCCGCCCGCCGCGCCCTGGGCGAGGCGCTCGCCGCGGATCTCGCCCCCTACACCGAGCGGCTGGCCAACGCGCTCACCCTGGACGACGACGCCATGCTCACCGAGCTGGTCGCGCTCTACAACGACGCCCCCCTGCTCCTCGAGGCCATCGCCGCCGATCCCGCCGCCGAGCCGGTCATCGCCGAGACCATCACCGCCGCCCTGGTCAACGGCGTGGCCGAAACCGTGGCCGAACACGAGGGGGCCGTATGATCCTCTTCGACCCCGAACAGCGCTTCACGGGCCTTCCGGTGCTCACCGAACACATCGACGGCCGCACCTGGCGCCTGGTGCGCGAGGTGACGTACCGCACGGAGGCCGGAGCGGTGTGCACCGTTCGCATCGAGTTCGTGTTCGACTTTGCCTCCGTGCCCCGGATCTTCTGGCGCCTGATCCCGCCCACCGGCCTCAAGGGTCAGCCCTACGGCATCGCCGCTCTGATCCACGACTGGCTCTACCGGCACAAGGCCATCGGCGGCCTCCCGATCACCCGCGCCATGGCCGACGCCATCTTCCTCGAGATCATGCTTTATCTGGGTGTGCACCGCTGGCTCGCCCGCACCATGTACCGGGCCGTCCGGCTCGGCGGATGGCTCCCTTGGCGCCGAGGCCCTGAGAGCCCCGAGAAAGCATCGGAGCCCCGACCTATCCCTCTACCGCGCTCGAGGGGGGATCGCCCAATGCCGCACCAATGCCGCGCCAAATTCGGCGTGTTCTGCGCCGCGCCCCGAAAAACACTGCACCCGGTTGCTCTGGAGGCCTGAATGGACACCAAAACCCGCATTTTGATCGTCGACGGCCGACGGAGCGCCGCGCCCCTGGTCGAGCTGCTCAACACCGCCCCCGTTCCGGAGGCCGACGCGCACGAACTCATGCCGATGGTCAACGCCCTGCCGGAGGGCACCGACGCTCCCGCCCGCTTGATCGTCCCCTTTGGCGACGTGCCCTACAACCGCGACGGCATCAAGGGCATCCAGCGGCTCGACCGCCGCGTGGCCGACCGCATGGTGGAGCTCTGGAACAGTCTCCAGGCCCGGGCGCTGCGCTTCAGTCGCGGCGCGCCCATCTACGAGGGCGGCCATCCGGACTACCGCCCGCAACCCGGCGCCACGGAGCCGCCCGGCTGCGGCCGGATCCGCTCCCTCGAGGCGGGCGATGAGGCCCTCTCCCTGGTCGCCGACTGGGGCGCCACCGGTCTCCAGGCGCTGGCCAACAAGGCGTGGGCTTTTTTCTCGCCCTATTTTCTCGGCGTCAAAGTCGGCGAGGAAGGCGGCCAGGCCGTCTACGAGCCGATGTATCTCAAATCGGTGGGACTCACGAACAGCCCGAACTGGGATGTCGTGCCCATCATCAACTCAGACGGCGTCGCCGCCGTCGCAACCCCGAAGGGAGGCAGCATGGACCTGCTGCAACGCCTCCTCGCGCTGATCGGGCGCGACGAGGTCAAGACCGACGACGACGTCGTGAGCTCCGTGCAAAAGCTCATCGAGGCCGTCAAGAAAATCCGCGAGGCGAGTGACGCCGAGTGGGCCGGCGAAGCCGCCGCCCGCGAAGCCCTTGCCAACACAGCGGATGACGAAACCTTCGCCACGGATCTGCTCCGTGTCGTCGGTGAGTCGTTCGCCGAGCTGACCAACTCGGTCGGCACTCACTCCACGCGCGCCGGCGAGCTGGAGACCCAGCTCACAACGATCACCGCCGATCGCGACGCGCATCGCCTGGCCCGTGCCGAAGCCCTGGTCAACACCGCGATCGAAGGCGGCCGTGTTGTCGTCGGCCAGAAGGACACCTGGCTCGAGAGCCTGGTCAACGCCGCGGACTTCGCCGCCGAAGCCGCCAAGCTGGCCGGTCTGCAGGCCGTCGTGCCCGCTGCGGGGGATCCGCCCGCCGGGGATCTCGACGGCCGCGAGAGCGAGGTCCGGGCCAACAGCCGGAAATTCATCGGCCTGGTCAACGCCCACATGGAGGAGACAGGCCAGGCCTACGAGGACGCGTTTTCGGCCATGAAGGACGCGCACCCCGAGCTGCTGGGCGTCGAAAGCAAGAAGGAGGGCGGCGAGTAGCCAACACCAACACGAGACCACGTCCGCGCGCGGAACACCCGCAACCGACCGAAAACCCTCACGCAAGGAGGAAGAAAAGAAGATGACCACCTTTGGCCACAAAACCCACGAACTCGGGCGCCTCACGCTGCTGTGTGACGCCGCCATCACGCTCGAATTTGCCCTGGTCAAATTCGGGTCCGACGTCGACCACGTCGCCGTCACCGCCGACACCACCGACAAACCCCTGGGCATCGCCTACAGCAAGACCGACGAGGCCGAACAGGAGGTGACCGTCCAGCTCCTGGGCAAGGGCGCCGACACCAAGGGCGCCGTCGCCTCCGGCGCCATCACGTATGACGACCGCCTCATCGCCGCCGCCGCCGACGGCTACGTCGCGACCCTGCCCGGCGATGCCGGCACCTACTGGGTAATCGGCCGCGCCCTCGAGACGGTCGCCGACGGCGCTGCCATCGAGTTCGACGATTGCCAGCCCTATCCGGTGGTCGTCGGCTAGAGATACCTCGCGGACCCGGAAAGTCCGCGCAACCAGGGGCAGAGAGACCACGTCAACGCAGCAACCCACAACAGAGAGGATAGACCGATGATTGAACTACTCAACAGATACGACAACGAGGTGGCGCCCGTCCACCAGCTCGTATGCCTGGCCAACGCGGCCAGCTTCGACAACACGTTCATGAGCGTCCCGCTCACCACGTTCGCCGAGGGCTGGCGGGATCCCGCCAACCTCGAAGAGGAACTCGAGTTCGTGGCCCCGATCGTCGAGGTGCCGCGCAAGTTCCAGTGGCGGAAGTGGGACGAAAAGGACGACTTCTTCATCGACAGCGATGACGCTCGCGCCCCCGGCGGCGACTTCAAGAAGGTCGCGTTTTCCGGCTCGCTGGTGGAGAGCCGCACCATCAACCGTGGTCTCACGGTCTTTATCGACGCCGACGAGGTCGACGACCTCGAGCGCGCCAAGCAGCGCTACACCGCGTATCTGCTTCGCCGTGGCGTCCGTTCGGATCTCTACACCGCGGGCGGCCTGCTCGTGGCCGGCGCCACGAACAGTCCCAAGACGTGGAACACGAGCGCGGATCCGGACACGGAACTGTTGGATCTGTGCGAGGCGTGCGCCGATGCCTCCGGCGTCTACCCGCCCAGGATCTACATGGGCTCCGCCGCCTGGATACTGCGCGTCAAGGCCTACCGGGGCCAGGACGTAGCCGGCCAGGGCCTCAGCGCGAGCTGGACGCCCGAACAGGTCGCCCAGTGGCTCGCCATCGAGCGGCTGTTCGTCAGCAAGTCGCGCTACCAGTCGAGCGCAAGCGCCAAGACCAAGGTCACCGGCAGCTACGCGGTGGCCTTCACGGCCGAGGCTGGCCAGATCAGCGATGATCCCAGCAACATCAAGCGTTTCGTAACCCGTTGCGGGGACGGCACCCTGCGCCGCGTCTACGAGCGCCAGGTCAGCGAGAAGCTGGTCGCCATCTCCGTCGAGCGCTACGTCAGGACCGTCGTCACGAGCACGTCCGGCCTGCGCAAGTACACCGTCTCGTAATCGGAATTCTCGCCCTCCCTCTCCCCTCGAGGGAGAGGGCCGGGGTGAGGGTCAACAACAACACCAACCGAAGGGGAAACGAAATGAAGTGGACAGGGAAAAACATATTGACTGCGGGCCTGATCTTCTGCGCGACCGTCGTCATGGTGAGCATGGTGCTGCCGCCGTCGGAGGCGCTGGCCACCGACCCCGGCGTCTCGTGGCTGGACACCATCCGCGGCATCGTCTCGACCAACACCGGCGTATCGAGCACCGAGTTCGAGTACCTGGACGGCGTATCGAGCTCGATCCAGACGCAGCTCAACGCCAGGCAGGCCATCGTCTCGGCCGTCAGCACCACTGAGCTCAGCTATGTCGACGGCGTCACCAGCTCCATCCAGGATCAGATCGACGCCAAGGACGGGCCGTCCGCGTATACCTGCAACGGTGGCTTTCTGGTCGGTACCGGAACCGGCACCAACCAGGAGGAGTTCCTCGAGAGCGGCACCTGCACTAACGCGGAAGCGGTCACCTACGCGGTCGTGTTGACCTCCATCACGGGCGTGCAGTTGACCTATGCGGAGAGCCCGGGCAACTCGACGAGCGTCAACGTCAGCCTCTACCCGTCGAGCGTGTGTACAACGGGTTTCACGTGCAACGGCGTAGCGGCCAAGGAGGTCTACTACACCGTCCACGGAGTCAAATAGCCAACCCGGTCGGCCGGGGTTCGCCCCCCGGCCGGCCACTGTAGCCGCGGGCGTTGACCGCGGAATGGAGACACAGACCATGACAAAGCGATTTCTTCTCCTGGCCGCCGCCGTCGCGCTCTGCTGCTGCGCCGCCGTCCACGCTGACCCCGTCACGCCGGCGAACCTCGTCGTCACCAATTTCACCGACGTGTCCTCCATCGAGTTCGCTTCATCCGCCACGTTCTACCAGGGCGACACCCTCTCGCTCTCCAACTCCGTGATATACGCCGGCGCGACCACCAACTCCGACGTCCAGAACCTCGAGGGCTGCACCATCACGGTCCTTGCCGGCAGCGACACCGACACCAGCCTGGTCACGACTGTGTCCGGATCCGCCGTCAGCACCAACCTTGGCACATACACCGCCTCGTTCACGATCCCCGCGTGCGACCCCGTCTATATCGAGGCCGCCGTCTCCAACGGCAGCATACGCACCTACGAGCAGCTCAAGATCCACACCCGCAAACACCTGGGAGAATAGCCAATGGCCTGGCGCGCCATACTCGAAGCGGATGTCCTCACGCAGATCTCCAGCGATGAGCTGGAGGCCCTGCGCGCCGCCGCCCTGGGCGACGGGCAGGCGGATCCCCTGCAGCCCTCCATCAACCAGGTCACCTCCGAGGTCCGCGGCTATGTCGCCGCCTGTGCGCGCAACGAACTCCACGACACCGCGAGCTACGTCCCCCCGTCCCTCATCCGCGCCGCCTGCGTCATGGTCGTGGTCGAGATCATCGGCCGCGTCCCCGGCTATGACGTCGATGAAGGCCGCCAGAAACGCTACGACCAGGCCGTCTCCCTCATGCGCGACGTGGCTGCCTGCCGCTACGCCATTGAGGATCCCGATAGCGGAGCCGCCGGCACCGGCGCCTCCGTGGAGATGCGGAGCCGCCGGCGCCGGCGCCTCCGTGGAGATGACCGACGACGATTTCGACGACCCCGAATACACACGCGCCTCACTGAAAGGACTCTAACCATGATCGCCGAGAAAACGCCCAAACAACTGAAGCTCGACGGCCGCGCCATCCAGCATGCCGCGGAGAAACACGGGTTCGGCAAAGTCACACACGTGGCCTCCGCCATCGCTGGCGGCATTGATTTCACCCTCTCAGCTTTCGCCGGCGACGGCGACAACGAGCCGAAGGCGGCCGACGTCCTGGGAGCCGCCGTTCAGATGGCGAAGGATATGGGTCTGCCGTCTCACGCCATGCGCGCGTTCGAGACCACGGACGGCATCGCCGTCGTGATCAGCGTCATCCCCCCCCGCGCCAAAGGCAAACCGGCGGCCGTGATCGTTGTCCTACAGAGCATCGAGCCCCGCGAGGTTGCTAAGGAAACACCTAAACCCTGATGTCCACCGCCTCACAACTCGAGACGCTCCAGACCTCGGCGGTAAGCCTCATCGGCAACATCGACGTGCTCGCCGATGTCCCCTGCCTCTACGAGCGGATGAAGAACGTCTCCCGCGAGATCACCAAGGCCATCAACACCCTCAAAGGCATCGCCATGGTGGTGCTCACGCCCGTCGGCCGGAACACGACCCCCGGCGCCCCCGTGGTCAACCTGGACGTCAAGCTCGTCGTCGAGATCGCCGAGCTGGTGATCATCAACAACGGCGCCAACGGCACCGGGATTGCCGCCTCGTACTGCGGCGAGCAGGTCTGCGCCCACCTGCAGCACAAGCCCTGGAAGGAAGGCAAGACCCTCGTCTGCGAGGAACTCAGACTGCGCCCGCACAAGACCTATGTGGTCTACCGCGCCGTCTTCGGAACCGGCGTACAGCTCGAAGCACTCACGGAATAGCACAGACAACGCGAGGAGAGACACCATG